CGCAGCGCCGGGTCAGCGGACAGCGCCGCCATCGCCGCCCGAGCTTCGGCCCGTGCCGCCTCGACATCGAGGCCACCGGCATCGGCGAGGCGCTCCAGCAGCACCACCGCCAGCGCAGCGTCCTCGGCCAGCAGCATCAGCGCCGCCTGGGCGTGGTCGTCGTCGATCCGGTCGGCCTCGGGCACGAGGGGCGGTATACCCGGCGTGAGGAACACAAGCTCACCGTCGTCGGTCAGCCAAACGTCCACCCGATTCATGACGCCCTCACGATTTCGATTCCACACAATGCCGAATCTCCAGCGAGTGTGTCGCCGGCGTCGGGGCCGCGACGGCGATACGAAACGCGAAAAAGGTCACCGCCCGTTACGGCCACCCCTGATGTCATCAACACACGCTTTAGCTCGTGCTGGGCTGGAGCCGCCGCCGTGAGCGCAGCAATGCTCGTGCCCGCATCGGCTGACTCAGTGTCTGGAATGCTGAGGTAGTTGAGGTCGTGGGAAATGTCCCCGCTGGTCGCCACAACGTTACTAATCCAAACGTATATGTCGACTGTTGTCCAACCCGTTGGCACGCGTGTGACTGCGCCAACGATCTCGTTTGACGACGCGTCCATCCGCCAGCAAGGCCAGCGCGTAATGGTGGACGTCGGCAAGAATGACAGCACCGGGCTGCCGTCCTGAGCAACCAATTGGCCCGCCGAGAGCCAAATGTGATCAACGCCACCGCCACTCGCTGCGACCCACTCGGTGTCGAAGTCCGTCGCGCTGGCCTTGGCCAGGACCTGCCCGGTCGTGCCGCCGGTCGGCACGCCGACACCATCGGAGCCGTCTGCACCATCGGCACCATCGGCGCCAGCCACCGCCAGATTCGCCACCGTGATCCGCTTGTCACGCGACCCCACCGACGCCGACACATCACGAATCAGCAGCTCATCATCATCTGCCGGCGCCGCATCCAGCAGCGGCAGATCACCGAAATCGACCTCAGGCATCACGCCTCACTTTCGACGAGCAACGACCCGCCATCGACCACCAGGGACCCGCCATCGACCACCAGGACATGCAGCTCGACCACCGGCGCCTCGAACACGTCACCAGGCCCACCGAACCGGACACGATGCCGCTGCTGACCGAAGCGCGCCCCGTGACGCTGCACCCGCCTCACGACACCACCAGCAGACCCGGCGAATAGATCGGCGACTCGCCGCCCACATCGAACCGGACACGCACCAGCCAACGACCCACCGCCAACGGCACCGACGCCGTCGCAGCCGGCAACGTCGGCGTCAACACGACCACCTCACCGGTCGCAGCGTGCCACGTGCCCCACGTCCCCGCGACCCACGGCACCACGGTGCCGCCACGCGAGAACTCGAACTCGGGCGCGTCGCCGCCGGTCGGATCGGACACCGTCGTGATGACTACCGGCACCACCTCGACCGACCCGGACTCGGCCTGATAGATCGCGCTCATTCGTCGCCCGCCGGCGTCGTCGATGGCGGCTGGAGCTGCACCGACAGCGTGCCCGTGTGGCGCAACAACGTCATGTCGCCGGTCGTCACCGCGTCCACCACCGAGGTCGGGTCGAAGCCACCATCGACGAGCTGTCGCATCGTGGTCGCATCCTTGGCACGGATGTCTGCCGCATCCAGGACATCCTCTTGCAGAAAGGGGACGTCGCGGTCGTCGTACCACAAGCGAACCGTCGGATCGGGCAAAGGAAGCAACGTCTCGAGCGCAGCCGCCGCAGCACGCCACAACGGGCGGATAGTGCCATCCGCAAACCGGCGACGCGCTGCGCCATAGTTGCCCGAATTGAGTGCACTGCCTGCCAAACCCTCTGAAATGCCCAGATAGCTCGCAGGCACACCGGCAGCCGCAGCGATTCGTGTTTCCCCGGCACCTTGCACCGCCCGCAGGTTCAGTTGCTCGAAATTGGCGCCGACCACCTTCACGTCAGCGCCGCCGCCCAAGTACATGGTCTTGAACGCTTTATCGACGCCACGGTGTGCGGCATCCATCCGTTGCACGAATGACTCGAAAGCCTCTTTGGTGATTTGCGGATCGAACGAAACGACCATATTCGGCGTCGCCGAATTACGCATAAAGCTGCGCTTGTACTGGCTCATTTCGTTGTCCGACTCGACGTCGCCGAGGACGGTGGACAGCCAGGTCCGGCCTCGGAAGCGGTGCGTCGGATCCGGGATCGGCGCGAAGTGGCAGACCTCGCTCGGCTCGAAGAACGTGACCTCTTGGCCGTCGTCGGTCTGCACGCCGTAGCCGACGAGGCGCTGCGACCAGGGTTCGTTGCTGGCGCCCACCTCGTCGGCCGTGGCGATCACGACCCGCATCGGATCCAGGCGCAGCAACTCGCCGCTGCGGCCCCGCACCCAGTAGCTGTTGCCGTACAGGTCGGCGTCGACCAGCATCCTGGCTAGCAAGTCGCCGGTCGTGCCGCCCGGCCACGGTCGTTCGATGAGCTCGAGGTCAATATTGCCGAACAATCTGCCCGGCCTGCCGTCGGCGAACGGTTGCCACTGGAACCGAACCTCGCTGAATACCATCATGCGGGCGTGGATCGCAGCGGCCACAATCGGGTTTCGCTGACCCTGAAGCGCCGTCAGCTCCTCGGGCGAAACGACCGGCGCCACATAACGCTGACCGTTAAACGTGAAATCGTCAAACAGGCGCAGGTAATCGTTCCACGACAGGCCGCCGGAACGCTCCTCGGTCTTTGACCACAATGCGGCCAGTGCCATCTATCGACGCTCCAGGGCGACACCGAACAGTAGGGCACCGATACCGGCGAGGATCAGCCCGGCAGGAATTGACACAATCGCAGCGCCCACGGCGACCAAGAATACACCAGCAACCTGAAGCGCTGTCGCAATGTCCATGAACCCTCAATTAGTCGAACGCTGCCCACAGCTCGAACGTGTTGGTTTCTGCCGGCCTCGATGCCCGGTCGAGCGCCATGACCAGCGCTATAGCGGCGTCGATCTTGCGTTTCGCTTTGCCCTTACTCAGTCGCCAGCCCTCGCCGGTAGAGCGAGGCGCCGCCGACATGACTTGATCCGAAAACACCGGCGATCCGTCGTGTTTGAGCATAGCACTAGTGATGATTTCGTAGGCGCGCTGACACGCTGGCACCATGCGTTGTGACGACTGCGGAAACTCGACCATTGCCAGCCCGTCATCAGCCAGTATTTGGGCACTGCGCTCGAAGAAGGCCGGATCGTAGGCGACCTCTAGGCAGCGGTAGCGACGGTGCAGATCCCTCAGGTGTTGCTCGATTGCGGCCACGTCGATCGTGTCGCCGTCGGGCAGCCATATGCGCGACGCTGCGGTGAACTCGTCGCCGTCGCGCTGCACCGCCACGATGGCGATGGAGTCATGGCGCAGCGCCATGTCCACACCGACCCAGGTGTCGGCCCCGTCGACGAGGGCAGCGTCGTCGTCCTGGCACGACTCCCAAGCGCCCGCCGGTAGCCAGCTCTCCTGGGTCCTCGTCCACTGGTTGAGGCGATAGCGCCGAAACGCGAGCTCTTGGGTCTGGCGCGATGACACCTCCATGTCCTCGAGATCCAGCAGGCCCGGGCCCAGGTTCGGGTTGGCTCGATGCCATTCGGCGCGATCGTCGACGGCGCAATCGTCGGCGCCCTGCCACCACCAAAACCCAAACGTCTCGTCCTCGATCTCGCCGCTGGCGATGCGCTTTCCGAGCGTGAAGAGCTCGCCGCACAGGGTGTCAAGGTCGTGGCCGGCGGTCGTGATGCCCACGACCAGCGGATCGACCCGGGCGCCCGAACCGAGGGTCAGCGCATCCCAGAGGTCGTGAGATGGCTGCACGTGCACCTCGTCGAAGATGACGAGCGACGGGTTGAGGCCCTGTTGCAGGCGAGCATCCGCTGACAGCACTCGGAACACTGAGCCGGTCGAAATGACCTCGATAGCGTCCCGATACACCTTGCAAAGGTCCAGCAATTCCGGTGAGTTCTGGACCTGCCATTTCACCTCATTAAACACAATGCGGGCCTGCTGGCGACCGCCGGCTGCTGCGTAGATTTCTGCCATTTCAGCAGACTCGGTTAGGTGATAAAGCGCCAACGCCGAACCGAGCAAAGACTTGCCGTTCTTTCTGGGCAAACCGATGAGGGCGCGCCGATACCGTCGCCGCCCGTCGGCGCGCCGCTCCAGTAGCGCATCCAGCAGCCAGCGCTGCCACGGCAAGAAATCGAGCGCCCGGCCCGCCGCTGCGCCCTTGCCGACCGACAGCAGATAGGCCGCATAGTCGGCGACGAACGGCCCATCGGTACGATCATGGCGCCGAGGCGTCGACCACATCGGCAGCCAGTCGGGGTCAGCCATCGGCGCGCCGAGCTCGCACCTGCTCGAGGGCCGACACCGCCCGCACCTCGGCCACGCCCATGCGGGTCCTTTCGGCTGGAGTGAAACCGAGCTGCCCGAGGCCCGAGGCAATCTGCTTCTCCAGCAATCGGAGCTGCTGCCGCTGCGACGGGTCGCCGGTGTCGAGCACCACCTGGCGCAGGCTCTGCCGCTCGTCGAGCGCCTCGCACACCAGCAGCAGGAGCTCCGTGTCGGTCTGCGCTATCCACGCTGCACCGTGGCGCCAGGCCCGCTCCCACAGCGTCAGGCCCGGCGATGCCAGCGGCCTCGACGGCTCGGGCACCTCGGTCGCTGCGCCAGGCGCCGGTAGCAGCGTGGCGGGCTCGGGGATCTTGCGTTTCCCGGGGTTTCCTCTGGCCCGCTTTCGCTCGGCCGGGACCATTGGCATCGGCACTTGACAACCTCGCACGTTAGGCAGTAGGTGCGACTCTACCGCGCGCCCTCGATCGCAAGCGCGGGGGGAGCAGGAACGA